GGGGGTGGGGGGAGACCCCCAAGCCACCAACCTCCCTGACCGCGGATGAGGTGAGAAAAAGGTGCGGAGGGTTCAAAGGTTCCGAACATCCCGCCGCCGGCGCGACGCCGACGGCACGTCTGACGTGGCGCGATGCCACCGAAGGAGTGATCGACATGACGCGTGGAGGTTCCCGAAACCGATCCGGCCCACAGGCTGATCCCCGCTCTGGTCGCAGCGACCGACGAGGAGTGTCGTTCGTGACGCTGCCGAGTGAGGGCTACTCGGGGAAGGCGCCGGAGTGGCCATTCCCGAAGGGCTCGACTCGTGAACGGGCAGTGTGGAAGAAGGCATGGACGTATCCGCAGGCGGCGCAGTGGATCAAGGAACCGTGGCGGTGGGAGACCATCGCGATGTGGGTTCGCTGGAAGGTGCGCGCCGAGTCCGGTGAGGCCAGTGCCGCGGACGCGTCGGTGCTGCACCGGTTCGCCGACCAGATCGGCATGACGCCGGCCGGGCTCAAAGAGAACGGTTGGCAGATCGCCGCGGACGAGGTCGCCGCGGTGAAGGCCACGAAGACTTCGAAGCAGGAAACGACGGAATCGTCGACGCCGAAGCGTCGCCTCCGGGCGGTGCCTGGTGGAGCTAACTGACGGGTTCGTCGTCGACTTCCCAACCCTCGGGGACATTGCCGACGGATGGATGAAGCAACATTGCCGTGTCCCGGACGGTTTCCAGCGTGGACGCGCCTTCGAGCTCGCCGACTGGCAGTTCTGGTGCACCGCCAACCACTACAGGGTCCGTGAGGACGCGGAGTGGCGGCCGGATCACCCCCTGCTGAATCAGGCCTTCACGTATCGCCGTTCGCAGATCGTGGCGCCGCAGAAGACGGGCAAGGGTCCGTGGTCGGCGAGCATGGTTGCGTACGAGGCTGTGGGACCGTGCATCTTCGGCGGCTGGGCCGGCAAGGGCGATGGTTACGCCTGCTCGGACCATGGCTGCGGCTGCGGCTGGGAGTACGAGTACCTGCCGGGTGAGCCGATGGGGATTCGACATCCGTCGCCGATCATCCAGCTGACAGCGACGTCGGAGGATCAGGTCGCGAACGTGTACCGGCCGCTGACGGCGATGATCAAGCTGGGGCCACTCGCGGATCTGATGTTCCCGCGTGAGGGGTTCATCCGCATTGCGGGGGAAACGGAAGGCGACGACTTCGACCGTATCGATGTGGTGACGGCGTCGGCGAACTCACGCCTGGGTAATCCGGTGAGTTTCGTGTTGCAGGACGAAACGGGCTTGTACACGAAGTCGAACAAGATGGTGAATGTCGCTCAGACGCAACGTCGCGGTGCTGCCGGTATGGGCGGTCGGACGATGGAGACCACGAACTGCTGGGATCCGTCGGAGAACTCGACCGCGCAGATGACGTACGAGTCCAGGTCGACGGACATCTTCAAGTTCTATCGGAAACCGCCGGCGGGACTGTCGTATCGGAACAAGCGCGAGCGCCGCAAGATCCACACCTACGTCTATGAGGGTTCGTGGTGGGTGGATCTGGACTCGATCGAAGCGGAGGCCGCGGAGCTGCTCGAGACGGATCCGGCGCAGGCAGAGCGATTCTTCGGAAACCGACTCGTGTACGGCCAGGGTTCGTGGCTGCGGCAGGGGTTGTGGGAGGAGCGCTATGGAGAGGCTCTGGCTGCCCAATCCTGAACCGGGGACGCCGATCGCAGTCGGCGGCGACGGGTCGGAGAACAACGACTTCACCGCGATCCGCTGCGAGACACGGGACGGTTTCCAGTTCACCCCGCGGTACGGGCCCGATCAGCGTCCGACGATCTGGAATCCGGCCGAATGGGGCGGACAGATTCCGCGCGGTGAAGTCCATGCGGCGGTCAGCGAAATCTTCGCTACGTGGAAGGTCTCGCGGTTCTATTTCGACCCGCAGGACTGGTATTCGGAGATCGGGGACTGGGCATTGGAATACGGAGATTCTCGGGTATTCGAGTGGCCCACGAACAAAGTGGATCGAATGTTCCACGCGATACGCCGATTCGAAACGGACCTGGTATCAGGGCGCACCACCCAAGACGGATGCCCGATCACGGCCGTGCACATCGCGAATGCACGCAAGGTGGCAAAGCCGGGGCAGAAGTACATCCTCGGCAAGCCGGCCGACCACCAGAAGATCGACGCTGCGATGGCGTCGATCCTCGCCCATGAAGCCGCGGCGGATGCCCGCGAGGCCGGATGGGCTGATCCAGTCAGCAGCCGAATGATCGTGATGTGAGATGGGGTGATGTAGCAGATGCCTGATGCTGTCGACCTCATCCCGATTCTGGAGAAGGGTCTCGCCGCTGACGTCGAAAAACTGACGAAGTACGACAACTACCTCGAGGGTGAACAGCCCCTGAAGTACATGTCGGATGCAATGCGTGAGGAAATCGGCGACACAGTCGCTGACCTAGTGCTCAACTGGGCGCGCCTCGTGGCGGACGCATACGAGTCCCGTCTCGACGTCGAGGGGTTCCGGTACGCGGACTCCGACAACGAGGACGAGACGCTCTGGGCCGGCTGGCAGTACAACGACATGGACGAGCAGTCCCAGCAGGGACACCTCGATTCGATTGCCCTGTCCCGCTCGTACGTGCTGATCAGCGCCAACCAGGAAGCCGACAAGCCTCCGCGGAACACGGTCGAGTCACCGTTTCAGGTATGGGCGCGGCGCGATCCCGGCACCCGGAAGGTGTCGTCGGCGATCAAGAAGTGGAAGGACGCCGACGACGTCGAACACGTCATGGTGTTCACTCCGGTGGAGACCGCCGAGTTCGTGAAGAAGGACGGCAAGTGGGTCACGGGTGAGTTCTCGGACAAGCACAACTTCGGGATTGTCCCGGTGGTGCCGCTGGTGAACCGTCCACGGATCCTGCGTCCGGACGGGACCACTGAGTTCATCGACGTCATCCCTCTGGCGGATGCGGCGAACAAGATGGCCACGGACATGATGGTGTCGGGTGAATATCACGCGATGCCGCGCCGGTGGGCGTTCGGTTTGAAGCAGTCCGACTTCGTTGACAAGAACGGTAATCCGTTGTCGACGTGGTCGAAGCTCAAGTCGCGATTGTGGGCGAACGAGGATCCGAACATCAAGGTCGGGCAGTTCGACGAGGCCGATCTGGCGGTGTTCCACAACACCATCAAGTTGCTCGCTCAGCTGACCTCGCAGATTGCTGCGCTGCCGCCCCACTACATGGGGTTCGTCGGCGACAATCCGACCTCGGCGGACGCGATCCGGTCCTCGGAGACGCAGCTGGTCAAGCGCGTTGAGCGCAAGCACACGTTCCTCGGTGGCGCGTGGGAGGAAGTGCAGCGCATTAATCTGATGTACCTGCGTAAGAGCCCTGATCTCGAGGACCGCGACTATCAGATCGAGACGGTGTGGCGGGATCCGGCGACGCCGACGGTTGCGCAGAAGGCGGATGCGGCGGTCAAGAAGTACGATTCCGGCATCGTTCCGCTCGAGCAGACCTGGATTGATCTCGGCTATTCGGCGACGCAGCGGGCGCAGATGCGAAAGATGCTCGAGGAGACCTCGGCGTCGGCTGCCATCGCTCGCTTCGCACGTCCGGGACCGGACGATGGTTCCTGACGCGTCGGTGGCGTACTACCGCGATCAGCAGGCGCTGACCATGGAGGCGTTGGCGATCGCGGTGGACCTGTGGGGTTCTCGCCCGCCGGCCGATTTCGATCGGTGGTTCGACCGCAACATCGACTCTCTCATCGAGTTGGTGCTTGTCGCGCAGCGTCGGGCGGTCGCCACCGCGGATGACTATGTCGCCGACGTCCTCGACGAACTCGGTACACCGGTGGTGGCCGCCGCCGAAACGGTGCCTGAAGGTTTGGTCGGTGTCGCGTCGGACGGACGCGAGTTGGACTCGCTGATGTACGGCGCGGTCATTACTGCGAAGGGTCGCGTCGCGAAGGGCCTCGGTGTGGCTCAGGCGTGGGAGTCGGGACTGGCGGCGTTGATCCAACGTGTGCAGACGCAGGTGGCGGACGCGGCTAGGGCCTCGACGGCATTGTCTATCGCTGCGCGCCCTGGCGTGGGGTACGTGCGCATGCTCAACCCACCATCGTGCGCGCGATGTGCGGTGCTGGCGGGGAAGTTCTACCGCTACAACAGGGGATTCCCGCGCCATCCCGGATGCGATTGCCGGCACATTCCGGCTCGTGAGAATGACGCCGACGATCTGCGTACGGATCCGGACGAGTACTTCAACGGCTTGTCGACGGAACAGCAGGACAAGTTGTTCACGAAGTCCGGTGCGGAAGCAATCCGCATGGGCGCCGACGTGTCCCAGGTTGTTAATGCACGCCGCGGCATGTCGACGGACAGTCTCAACGTTGCCGGTTGGATCCCGAAGGGGCGATTGACCCGAACCGAGGTGTACGGGCAACGGCTGGCAACCACCACTGAGGGTGTGACGCGTCGCGGTGCGGCGTATCGCGCCATGAGGCAGGCCGGGTACGCCCGGCGTCAAACTGACGTCCGCAACGGGCGCCGCTACTTCCAAGCCAAAGCGCCGCGGTTGATGCCGGAGGCGCTTCTCGAAATCGCAGAAGGTCGCGACGACGCGCTGCGACTACTCAAGCTGTACGGCTACCTCACGTAGCCGACGACAACTCCCGACCGGTGCGACGCCGGACCGGGTCCACCCCCCGCGATGGAGGAACCCCAACCATGAGTGCAAGTAACGAAGGTCTCGGTGCAGTGCCCAGTCCTGGGAGCGATCCGGCCGGCGCGACGCCGCCCGCACCCAATGCGGCAACGACCCCTCCGGCCCCGGAGGCACCTCTCGGCGAACCGGGTCTGCGAGCCCTGCAGGCGGAGCGCGACGCTCGCGCCGAAGCAGATCGTCAGGTCGCAGAGTTGCAGCGGCAACTCGACGAGATCAACGCAGCGCAGCTGAGTGACCTCGAGCGTGCACAGCAGGCGGCGCAGGCTGCGCAGGAAGCCCAGCAGGCTGCACAGGCTGCGGCCGAGCAGCGGGCTGCTGAAGCGGCACGTTGGCGTTTCGCTGCAACCAATGGTGTACCCGCCGCGTGGGTCGAACGACTTCGTGGCAGCACCGATGAGGAACTCGCCGCGGACTGGGAGACGCTCCGGCCGACCCTCGTTCCGGCAGTCGATCCGAACGCGCCTCGCGTTCCTGCACCACTTCCGAATGCCGGCCCGCAAGGCGGTGTCCCGCAGACGGAGGAAGACCTTCTGTACGAGCAGATCTACGGATCCCCCAGAAAGTGAGGCCCTGACATGGCCGAATACGTTCCCATCCGGAAGCCGGGGGCGGCACTCGTCTCCCAGGCATCCGCAACCATCACCGGCGGCCAGCTCGTCGCCGTGTCCGGAAACGGCACCGTCGCCCCGACTTCGGGTGCGTCGGCAGCGTGGCTCGGCATCGCAGCATTCGACGCTGTGGCCGGGGACAAGGTGACCATCCACGCGGTTGGCGAGCATGAGATGACCGCGTCGGGTGCGATCGCCGCTGGCGCCAACGTCATCTCGGCTGCCAACGGTGCGGTCGCCGCGATCGGTGCTGGCACCGACTACTCGCAGGTTGTCGGCGTCGCTGTGGCGGCCGCTTCCGGCGGCAAGGTCCGCGTCGTTCTTCGCTGACCCACCCCATTCATTCCTGGAGTCGTCAGGCTCCGGATCTCCTGAAGGAGGGGCCACATGGCCATCACTTACCCCCCGGCGCCGCCTACGTTCTCCGGGGATGTTCAGACCGTCAACCGGTTTCTGGCATCTCCCACGCTGGTGTCGCGTCGCGCAACCGAAATCGCCGCTCAGCGATTCATCTCGGACGTGCTGCTCACTGCTCGCACCCCCGTCGAGGGTGGCGCGATCGTCTTCGAGCAGGACGACCCGCTGTACACCGAGCGTCCCGTCGAGATGATCTCGCCTGGCGGTGAGTACCCGCAGACCGGACTCGCCGACAGCGTCCCGCAGGCCGTGAAGGTCAACAAGTGGGGCCAGGACGTGCCGATCACCGACGAGAAGATCAAGCGCTCGAACTTCGGAGCGGTCGAGAAGGCCCTTACCCGCCTGGTGAACACCGCGGTGAAGAACTGCGACTCGATCGCCCTGTCGCTCATCGCCTCGCAGGTCACCCAGACCCAGGCTGTCACCGACGGTGCGTGGTCGACGTCGACGAAGATCCTCCGCGACATCATGCTCGCGAAGGCGACGATCATCGGCCTGAACAAGGGCTACGACCCGAACGTTCTCGTCGTCGACGACGTCACCTGGGCGTACCTCGCCTCGGATCCTGCGATCCAGACCGCGCGTGCCCGCGAGGACACCTCGAACACGATCTACACCGGTGACTTCCCGGTCATCGCTGGTCTGACGATCCTGCCGACCCCGAACCTGCCGGCGGCAGGCGCTTGGGTCATCGACACCAACGCTCTCGGCGGCATCGCCGACGAGGACCTCGGTGGCGGCTACGAGGGCGAGACGATCCAGACCAAGACGATCCGCGACGAGGACAACGACCAGTGGAAGGTTCGTGCCCGCCGCGTCTTCGTCCCCTACGTCAGCGAGCCCGGTGCCGCTGTCAAGATCACCGGCGCGACGGCCTGAGAGGACATTCCATGAGCCACATCGTTACCGCGCCCCTCGTCGGGGTGAACGGCGCTGACGGCAAGCTGAAGTACCTCTACCACGGCACAGTCGTGCCCTCGGACGTGTCGAAGGAAGACATCGATCGGCTCATCGAGGACGGGCTGATCAAGTCGACCGAGGAAGCGCCCCGCGCTTCGTCCCGCAAGACCGCTGGGAGCAAGAGTGACGGCACCGCTGCCGATTCTGGTCGAAGCGAGTGATGTTGAGACTCGGCTGGGGGAGACCCTGGCCGAGTCTGAACTCGGGCAGGTCGAGTCGATCATCGAGTTGGTGTCGGAGAAGCTCCGTTCACCGTCGATGCGCAGAGCTGTCGGGGACATCGATCAGCGTCTCGCGGATGGCGACCTGCGACCTGGACTGTTGCGCGGAATCCTCGTCACCGTGGTGTGCCGGGCGTTCGAT